GTTGCAAGTTACCCGTCTACGGTAAATATATCGGGCGGAAATACTTCGGTATTGCCTATCGCTTTCACATCGACAGTATCAGGGTCAGTTAGATATTTTGCGGGGGGCCAGTTTTTAGATTCAGTTGTGACGGGGACAATAAACCAGTCATCGTCAACATTAAGGATTGGAGCAGTACCGTTTTGGGCAGGTGGTTATGCAAACTATGATTTGCCTGCACTGTTTTACTGGAACCGCGCCCTCTCCGACGCAGAAATAAAGTCCCTCTCCGACAACCCGTGGCAGTTGTTTGCACCTGTCTCCCGCGCAATCTGGGTGCCGGTGGGTGGTGGAAACCCCGTAATCACCAGTGACACCGTTGCAGACTACCTGATACGCGAAGCGGTTACATCCGACACCAGCGCGTCCTACGCCATCCGCACAAGCGCCAATGCCGACACATCGGCCAGCTACTCCATAGCAGCCCCGGTCAGCAGCGACACCAGCGCGTCCTACGCCATCCGCACAAGCGCCAATGCCGACACATCGGCCAGCTACTCCATAGCAGCCCCGATCACCAGCGACACAAGCGCCAGCTATTCCATCTTGACCGCAGGCGCAGTGACAAGCGACAGCAGCGCAAGCTACTCCATCCGTGGCGTGGTGCAGTCTGATGCGTCCATAGCCTACGAGCTACGTGGTGCCGTGCAGTCCACGCTGAGTGGCGGGTATGACATTCGGCAGGCGGTGGCAAGCGACACCAGCGCGGCTTACGCGGTCACTTCGCTGGCTGTTGTCACGAGTGATCTGGCTGCTGCGTACGCGGTAACCGGCGTGGCAGGCTTGAGCGAAGCCGACATTGCCGCGATTTGGGCGTATGGGGTCCGCACGATCACCGGCCCCACAGCGGCAGACATAGCCGCCGCCGTCATCGCCCTGGCGCAGACCACGCCCATCCAGGCAGACCTGCGCAGGGTCACCGGCCAGGCCATCAACGGCGCAGGCACCGAGGCCAACCCCTGGGGGCCATAAATGGCCGCCAGCAGCTGGGGCAAGTCGTGGGGCAAGTCATGGGGCAGCGCCTGGGGTGCGGTGGGCCAAATCACCCCCGCGCGGCCCATTGAAAAAGACCCCTACCGCGCCATTGCGGCCAACGTTTTCAACCTGCGGGTAGACGGCCCAGGCAACGCCATCTACACCCGCATTGCCATGCGCCGCCCCCGGCGCAAATAAATCTTAAAACCGTCCGGTCTTTTGCCTTGAAAACCGGACAGGTGGGGCCGCACAGTAGCGGCCATGAGCAAAAAGCACATCCCCGAAAACCTGCAACGCCACCTCCAGGCAGGCCGCGCAGAACGTGCCCTGCTGGTAGACCGTGCTGCAGTAGACGAAGCTGCCCGCACCGCCACCATGGCCTTTGCCAGCGAGACCCCTTATGAGAGATATTGGGGCATCGAAATTTTGGACTGCACTGCAACGTCCATGCGCACCGGGCGCCTGCGCTCCGGTGCCAACCTGTTATGCGACCACGATCCCAGAGACGTCGTGGGCGTAATCGAATCTGTCGAGATCGGCGCCGACCGGGTAGGTCGCGCCGTGGTGCGCTTTGGAAAAAGCGTTCGAGCAGAGGAAGTGTGGCAAGACGTACTGGGCGGCATCCGTCGCAACGTGTCGTTTGGCTACATGGTTCACAAGGCCCAACTTGTCGAGACGAAGGACGGAGTGGAAACCTACCGCGTCACAGACTTTGAGCCCTTCGAAATCTCCCTGGTCAGTGTTCCCGCAGACGCCAGCGTCGGCGTGGGCCGCAGTGCCGCAGATGCAACCCCCCAGCAAAAAGACCTCACCGTCCAAGTCACCGTTTGGCAGACCGATGGCGAAGAGGAATCTGATGCGCAAGAGGCTGCAGACGCCACCACCGCAGCCGACACCGTCGCAGCAGTGCCAGCATCCACCGACAAATCCCTCACTCCCATCCCCCAAGAAAGCACCCGCATCATGACTACAGAAGTAATCGAGCGCAACCACGCATCCGACATCACAAAAATTGCCGCCACCGTCCCCGGTGGTGCTGAGCTGGCCATGTCCGCCATCCAGCGCGGCCTGACCACTGAGCAATTCCAGCAAGAGGTCATCGCCCACATGTCCACCAAGGCACTGCCTACTGCTGACATTGGCCTCACGCAAAAAGAAATCAAAGCCTTCAGCGTGCTGAAAATCGCCCGCTACCTGGCCAACCCCGACGCAGCTGCGTACAAAGACATGGCCTTCGAGCGCGAGTGTTCCGACGCCGTCGCCAAGATCATGGGCCGCGCAGCACAGGGCGTGTTTATGCCTTCCGAAATCCAGCGCCGTGACCTGGTCGTCGGCACACCCACAGCGGGCGGCAACCTGGTAGCCACCGACCTCATGGCTGGCAGCTTCATCGAGATGCTGCGCAACGCCATGGTGCTCGACAAGCTGGGCGTCACATTCCTCAGCGGCCTGCACGGCAACGTCGCCATCCCAAAGCAAACCGGTGGCGCCACCATCTACTGGGTGGCTGAAAACACCGCACCCACTGAGAGCCAGCAATCTGTGGGCCAAGTGCTCATGTCGCCAAAAACTGCCGGTGGCTTCACCGACATTGGCCGCACGCTCATGAACCAGGCCAGCCTGGACGTGGAAGCCTTTGTCATGCGTAACCTGGCCACCAGCCTGGGCTTGGGCATCCAGCTCGCAGCCATTGCAGGCACGGGCACAAGCAATCAGCCATCGGGCCTGCTGACCCGCGTCACACCGGCAGTCATTGGCGGCACCAACGGCCTGGCACCCGCATGGGACCACATCATCGACCTGGAAACCAACGTGGCCAACAGCAATGCCGACATCGGCACCATGGGCTACCTGGTCAACGCCAAGACCCGCGGCAAGCTAAAGCGCGCGCAAAAATTCAGCGGCACCAACGGCGACCCCATCTGGGACCGCAACACCGGCGAGCCACTCAACGGCTACCGCGCAGCCACTACCAACGCAGTGCCCAGCAACCTGACCAAAGGCAGCAGCTCCGGCGTGTGCTCGGCCATTCTGTTCGGCAACTTTGCGGATCTGATGATCGGCATGTGGGGCGCCACAGACCTCATCCGTGACCCCTACACCGCATCCAGCTCCGGCGGCGTGCGCATCGTGGCCCTGCAGGACGTGGACGTCAACGTGCGCAACGTCGAGTCGTTCGCCACCATGGTCGACGCCCTCACGGTCTAAACCAGACCAGGCACGCGTCAGCCAAGCCACACGCCATGTTTGCCGAAGACATCAGCGCCTTCATCAACCCCACCGAGCACGCCACCAGCGTCTCGGTCGGTGGGGTGGTTGTGTCTGCCATCTTCAGCAACGGCTACGCGCTGGGCAACGTCGGCATGCTCGGCATGGCCACCAGCCAGCCGTCACTCACCCTGGCCAGTGCAGACGTATCCACAGACCCTGTGGGTGCAGCTGTCCTGGTGGGCGCGGTGGCGTATGTGGTGGCCGCGCACGAGCCCGATGGCACTGGCGTCAGCCGCCTGCTGCTGGAGGTCGCATCGTGAGCATGGTCAACACCGCAGTCACCGCCATCATGGCAGCCTTAAGCGCTGGCCCGGCAGTGGCAGCGCAGATTGACCGCGTTCGCCTGCGCCCCCTGGCCAAGGCAGTTACGCAGGCCGTCAGCGTGCGCCCGCTCAAGGCCGAGGTCAGCGACTTGTCTCTCGCCCCAGGCTACCCAGTTAGCTGGAACACATCAGTGGCTGTCGAGTGTTATGTCAAGTCCGTGGCAGGCACCGCGCCCGATGTCGCTGTCGACTCCCTCGTCAGCGCCGTCTATGCCCGCCTCATGGCCGACATCACCCTCGGTGGTGTTGTCATTGCCATGCAGCCGATCCAGATCGACTACGACTTTGACGTGGATGGCGAGCAAACCACCTGCGCCACTCTCGCTTTTAACGTGCGCCAGCGTGCCAACGACGCAACCCTGACCTAACCCATAACTTTTCCACCCACACCAGGAAACCATCATGTCCTATTTCTTCGCAGAAGGCTCCAAGTTCTACTTCAGCCGCACCTTCGCCGCAGCCAAAACCCTGTCTGCCATCACCAACGCCGACCCCGCAGTCGCCACCAGCGTGGCCCACGGCTATGCTGATCTGGACGAAGTCCTGGTCACATCGGGCTGGGAAGACGCCAACAACGCCGTCCTGCGCGTCGACCAGCTCACCGCCGATACCTTTGGCTTGACCGGTCTCGACACATCAGACCTCAACTTCTTTGCAGCTGGTGGCGGCGCCGCCAGCACCACGCAAAAGATCAGCGGCTGGTTGGAGATCCCGCAGGTGCTCACCATCAGCGACAGCGGTGGCGATGCCCGCCTCACTGCAGTCACGCCATTGGCAGCCCGCAACGGCTTCAACGTGGCCACCGGCTTCAACCCCGCCAGCCTGACCTTGACCATGGGCCATGACCCAAGCCTGGCCAACTGGAAAACCATGTTGGCTGTCAGCCGCCGCCTGGAGAAGGTTGCGTTCAAGGAAGTTCTGGCCGGTGGTGGCGTCACCTACGGCTACGGCTACCTCAGCTGCTCCGAGTTCGCCAAGCTCAACAACGGCCAGCCCAACAGCGTCACCGCTGTTATCAGCTTCCAGGGCCGCACCTTCGCCTACTAACAGGCGTCGCAAGTTTGTGCGCGGCAGGGTGGTGTTTTTTCATTTCGCCACCTGCCCGGTTTTGCCCGAGCTTGGCACGCCGCGCACATCCCCCTTTGGGGGAAATCCATCTACCTCGGGCTGCATGAACTTATAGATCGGGCACACCACCATGGCAATCAAAATCAGCGTCTCAGACATCGTTGGCATCAAGATCGAGGCCACCATCAACGACGAGACCGGCGCCGCCAAACCCTACGAATTTAGCCTCACCTGCACCCGCTACTCCAGTGAAGAGATCGACGACAAGCTGGCTGGCGACTACTCCGCACCCGCCGTCATGGCCTTCATGCTCGAAGTCATCAAAGGCTGGTCGGGCGTGCGCAGTGAAGACGACAAGACCGCCGTTCCCTACTCTGAAGACAACTTCCGCGCACTGTGCAAAACCGCTGGCGTTTTGTTTCTCGCGTTCAAGTGCTACCGCGAGCAAGTGGGCGTCAAAGCAAAAAACTAGCAGCGCTCGCCCGTGCAATCGCCAGCCAACCATCACCAGACGATGCAGCCGCACAACCCCAGCGCAACCCATGGCTCGCTGCGCGGCAAAAGCATCTGCAAGTCGCTGGCCTTGAGGCCGATGAGGTTGTGTACCTCTGGCCCTGCAACGTGCGCGCATGGGACTGCTGGTGCGATGTGCAAACCGAGTGGCGCAACCCAGGCATGGGCGGCTCATCCTGGCTCGATCTGGCTGGAGTGCGCGCCTACCTCGACGAGGAAGGCATCACCGGTGACGAGCGCAAAGACATCTGGGCCGGCATCCGTGCCGCCCAGTCTGCCGTGCTGGAAGTCTGGGCTGAAAAGCAAAAGAAAGCCAACCAACAGGCACAACAACAGGGGCGCTGAAATATGGCTGATGTAGGCATCAAGATTCGGGCAACCGACGAGGCCAGTGGCGTCTTCGGCAAGGTCGCCGCCGAGGTAGGCAAGCTCCAGGGCGCAGTCTCCAACGTGGGCAGAAGCTTTGCCGCCTTGGGCACTGCAGCCATTGCAGGCATGTCGGTCATCAGCTTTGCCGGCCAGATCAAGCAGACCATTGACCTGGCTGACAGCTTCAACAAACTCAGCCAAAAAACCGGCATTGCTGTCGAAGATTTCTCCAAGCTCAACTACGCCGCCAGCCTGGCCGACGTCTCCACCGAGACCTTGGCCGCTGGCATGCGCAAGCTCAACCTCAGCATCGCTGACGCAGCGGGTGGCAACAAAGAAAAGGCCGCCCTGTTCAATGCCCTGGGTGTCAGCTTCAAAGACGCGGCAGGCCAGGCGTTATCAGCAGACAAGGTTTTTTCCAGCCTTTCCGATGCCCTGGCCAAAAGCGCTGACGGTGCCGAGAAAATCGCAGTCGGATCAGACCTCATGGGCAAGGGCTTTGAGGGCCTGGTGCCGCTGGTCAACACCGGCGCCAAGGGCCTGGCAGACATGGGCGACGAGGCCAAAAAACTCGGCATCGTCATGGGCGCAGACTTCGCCAAAAACGCCGAAGAGTTCAACGACAACCTGCGCCGCATCAACGTGGCAGGGCAGGGCCTTTTTGTCACCCTGGCGGGCGATCTGGTCAAGGGCCTGGGTGACGCTGCCCGAGAGATGGCGCAGGCCGCCATCGATGGCGGCAAACTTGCTGGCGTGATAGCGGGCATACAAACCCTGTTCACCGGCACCGACCAATACAAAAACGACAAGAAACTAGTCGAGCAGACAGAGCTCATGCTCTCGCTGGAAAAGTCCCTGGGCGTAGCCCGCGCCAGTGGCAACGCCGCTTACATCAAGAGCCGCGAAGACGCTCTGGCTGCAGTCAACGCCGAAATCAAAACAACCATGTCTTACCGCAAGCTGCTGCAAGACATGGAGACCGATAAAAAGAAAAACGAACCCCCAAAGCCCACCGGCGTTACACCAAATGTAAAAGCCGCCAATGCCCTGCTGGGTAGCAGTGGCAATGGCCCCAAGACCCCCAAAGACACCGCCAACGCCTTTCCAGGCGAGCAAGAGGCAGCCAAAGAGTGGGCCAAAGCCTACGAGGGCGCCACCAAAGCGCGTGATGACCTCATTGCCAAAAACCTGGGCCTGAGCAAGTCAGAGGAAGACCTCAAGCGCTACATGGAGAGCACGGCATCCGCCATCAACGAAAAGACCAACCCCGCCATGAACGCTATGGTGGAGTCAGCCCTGCAGGCCAACATTGCCCTGGAGGCCATGGGCAAGCTGGCCGACGTCATAGAGGCCCAGCAAAAGCGCACCAGCACCGCCGAAGAAGAGACCGCCAAAGAGCGCGACCGC